TCGCCCGAAAGAGAGAGTGTGATCTATAACCATCGCCACGGAGGACGATATGAGAACGACAATCACACGCAACGGTCAAAAGGTGGAGTGCTACGGCAAGTGGGAGTGGGATTCCAATGCCGAGTGTGTGTTTGAAAACGAGGCGTACGACTGCGTGTATGCGGTCGGCGCGCAAAACTGGACCGAGGTTGTCGAAGTTATGACCGCGTACGCCAAGCGCAACGGGACAACACTGGTCGAGTGTTCGGCCTGCTAACCACCACGGAGGGCGACAATCCGACCACTGCACACCCGTTCACGACCTGACACCAGTGTCAGGTCGCAATAAGAACAGACCAATACTATTTAGCTTCTGTTAGATTCTAAGGTAAACAGAAGCTCCCTTAACTTTAGCCGCGCGCGAGGGCGACAATGCTTCCACCAGTAATTGCTCGGATGGTGTCACAGGGCTTCAAGGTTTGGACCGAAGGTGACTACAACCTAAACCTGTTTGGCATCCGGTCCCCAGACCGGGGGGACGCGTACAACGACCTAATCGGTTGCGCGTACAAAGCGAAAGGCCAGTGGCGCGTTTGCTATTGGGCGGCCACCACGGACCCGAGCGAATACTACCGGCGCAAACCAGTTAACTACGACGGGGCCGCGATCCTCGTTCCCGGCCAGTATCGCGGTGCCTACGTGATCGGAAACCACCGGGGGTACAAGGCGCTCGTCCAACGCAACGCGCCCGTCCGCGTTTACCGCGACAATAACCGGGATGCCGCGCTCGACATGGATAGGGCGACAATCCAGACCGGATTCTTCGGGATCAACATTCACGCGAGCTACGCCAGCCCCTACGAACAGACCGTCGACCGGTCCCCGACTGATAGTGCGTACAGCGCTAGCGCAGGTTGCCAAGTTCACGCGACCACGACGGGCTTCCGCGAAATGATGACGCTAGCGCAGGCGCAGGTCGACCGCGGGATGGGGGAGACGTTCACGTACACCCTGCTGGATCGTTGGTGGTAACGCCGTAGCGGACCAAATCAGAAGCTAGAGCATATACAGGCTATGGAATACCTACCGCTATCTATCGCAGCCCAATTCTCCGCACCCAATGACAAGTCCGGTCAAGGGCTTGATCTGGCCGTGATCTCCGAAGGGGCGATTGCTACAGCAAACGGCTATGCCGGTTGCATCGTGTACGGCGCTCCCGTCGACATCGACGCCACGGTGGGCTTCAAGCCGTTGATCAAGGCGGTGAACAAGCTAGGCCGCGCGCCGAGCCTAACGCTCAAAAATGACAAGCTGCTCGCGCGCAAAGGGCGTACAAGCGTCACGCTCCCGACCACCAAGCGCCCCGCGTTGATCCGCACAAACTGGCCGGACGCCAGCCTTCAGCGCATTTCGATGCCGGAGCGGCTGATCGCTGCACTCCAAGCGGCGGCGACAATCCAACGTGACGACAATTCGGCGGTGTTTGGCGTGCGACTAGCTGCGGGCTTGGCGGCGTCCTGCACAAGCACTTCGATTATCGCCGTGCAGGACGACGCGCTCGACGCGCTCGAAACCCCTGTCACGCTGCACCCTAAGATGTTCAAAGGGTTGGACACACGCGCCCCGTACAACCTCATTCCAGACGGGGATACGTACTGGTTTGAGCGTCCCGCCGATCATGCTGCTTGGACGCGCGCTCTAGCTGGCACCTACCCCGACGCGCTGGTAAATTCACATATCGGTTCGAAATTCACGAGCGCGGGCCGCGTGCCCTTCACAGTCGACATCGACGCCTTGCTTCAGACGCTCGACACGGCTTCGGTCCTGCTAGACGGTGACGAGCCGGCAACCATGTGCCTCGCAGGCGACCACCTTGAAATCAAGGGGCGATTTCTGCGCGGCGAATTCGAGGACGCGATCAAGGTTGAAAGTTCAAGCGAGTCGAGCGCGGTTTGCGGGTTCTACTTGTACGCGCTCGTCGACTGGCTGAAGGCGGTAAAAGGTGCCGCGATGGCGATGGCGGGGGAAACTTGCGCGACAATAACCATTTGCCCTGATACAATCGGCGACTGGCAAACGGCGCCGATTCTGCTAGAGTCTGGTCCTGTCAAAGCTGTGTTAATGCCTTGTCGCGCCTAGCTGAATGTTACCGGACCTACCGCCCGCGCAATTAGCCGCACTCAAAGTGCAGATGCTTACGGCGTATCTTCCTGCATATGCAAGCGAGGTATTGCGCGGGCCGCCAGAATACGGGCACAAGTTCTTGCTAGGCCCCCACCACCTAGAATGGGGCGACGCGGTAAACGACAATTCACGAGTGCTCGCCCAAGCGGCTCGTGATCACGGGAAGTCGCACTTTTTCTGTCTCGGCTACCCGCTTTGGATGGCCCATGTGCGCGCCCCCGGTAGGGGCGGGTACATATTTTCGGCGACCGACCAGCAAGCAATCGAGCACCTAGACAAGATCCGAAAAGAGGTGCTAGGCGGCGGCGAGCACGGCGGGCCAAATCCAGCGCTCGCGGGCTTGCTTCCGCTAAAGAAGGATGCCGCACGAACGATTCGGTTCGCGAACGGTTCCGAGATCCGCGCACGAGGATTCGGCGCACGCGTGCGCGGCGGCCACCCGTATTGGATCGTCTGCGACGACATTCTGAATGACGATCATATCTGGTCGGAGAATGTGCGACAAAAGGCCGTCGACTACTACCTATCGGCAATTGAGCCTATGTGCGTCCCCGGTGGTCAAATTGTCGTCGTCGGTACGCCATTCCACGCGCAAGACCTGTACCGCACACTAAAAGACGGGGGGGTGTATCACCACATGCAACACCCGGCGATTAACCCCCACACCGGTGAACCGCTATGGCCGCAACGCTACACGAAAGATGCGCTAGACATCCGTAAGCGAACACTCGGCTCGTCGATGCGGTGGGCTCGTGAGTACCTTTGTCAGCCGATCACCGACGACGCTAGCCTTTTTCCGGGGCACCTGTTCGAGCAAGAAGGGATCAAGCAGCCGTACCGGCTCGGTATGGAAGGAAGTTACTGGTATAATCAGGGGTTTTCTACGTACATGGGCGTCGACCTTGCATTGTCTGCTAACGCTGGAGCGGACTATTTTGCTGCGTTTGTGCTTGCGATTGAGCCCGAAACCGGCGACCGGTGGGTGGTCGACATCATCCGGCGTAAGGGGCTAGGCTACCAGCAGCAGGTTGACACGATTATCGCGCTTTCCCAGACGTACGACTGTAACTTTGTGTTTTGCGAAGCGAACCAGTATCAGCGCGTGATCTCCGATATGGTTGTGCGACAATCGGACGTCCCGATCAAAGCGTTCTACACGACCGGCAAAGCAAAGCGTCAAGCGACGACGGAGCGGCGCGGTATGAGCGGGACATACAGCGCGAATAAAAACGCGCTCGACCGTGGCGTGCCGGGGCTACGTATGCTGCTAGAGAATCGCAAACTGAAAATTCCGTGGGACCCAAGCGCGCAAGAAACCGTCGAGGTTTGGATGCGCGAAATGCAGGCGTTCGGCTTTCAAAACGGAAAGCTGCAAGGCGTCGGGGCGCACGATGACACGGTTATGGCGTTCTGGATGGCGGATCAAGCTGCGCGCGTGGGCGGCTCTACGACGATGGATTTCGGGCGCGAGTCGAAAGGCATCGAACCAGCGGCAGAAGATGACAATCGCGACTGGTTTGGGAACCACGAAGCGGCGACAATTGCACCGGGACTGAATGCTTTGTGGTCCCGAGCATCGAAAGGCTTTCACTAATGGACGATCCGGTCAAATACGCTCGGCTAAACCGCAAGATGCTTATGGATCGCGCTAAAGATCGCGCCAAGATCGCGCGCGAAATGACACGCGTGACTAGCTATTCGCCGCGCGAGCACGGTCCCGGCGAAAAAAGCTACGTGTCGCCCGAGGAAGCGATCCGCGCGCTTGGGCTCATGGAAACCCACCGGAAGATCGCGACCGATCTCGTGTACCGGATGGTCGAGGGGATGCCTGCAATCCAAGCGGCGAAAGAAGCCCGCGACGCAGGCATCGAGCGCACCGCCGTCCGCGAAATGATCCGGCGAACGCACCGGATTATCGACGAGCATCGGAACCTAGGTCGCCCTGTATTGTCGCCTAGAAACAACGGCCCCGTGCGTAAGGCGTTCAATCCGCTGGATCTTGTCAAAGCGGACAAGCCGCCGTCCGGCTTCGTCCCCATGCCGAAGTCAAAGAAGGGCGGCTACCGCTACCCCGCCTATCCCGCGCCAGCACAACGTTACTGGTATCCCGGCCAAGGCGAGACGCACGCTCCGCACGACGAAGACCACGCGGCCGTTCACGAAGAGCACAAAGACGCGCTCAAACAGCAGCTAGCGGAAGCCGAGCAGAAGGGGGTGCCGAGTAAAGAGGTTCACGCCAAGTTCATGGAGGTCGAGGCTAAGGCGCGCGAGGAAGGGCTGCGGCTAAACGGCCACCCGACCGGTAAGCACACGCCCGAGCACATCGACGAGTTGGCGCGGCGTTTGGAGCAGGCAATCGAGCGCCGCCGCGACGCCGCCGAAAAAGACCATCCCCCAAAGGGGGATGGTGAGGGTTCGATTGCCGATTTAGACGACAATCTAGACGACAATCTAGGATTGTCTCCTAACGAAGAAATTGAGGTGCTGAAAAAAGAGCACTTCCAACTAGGCGAAACAATTGAGGATTTAGAGCTTAATGGAATAGATACCGAATCGCTAAAAAGGCGACACGCCCTTACTGGCGACATCACCCCCGAAAACCTGGATCTAAGCCGCTACCTAATTCGAGCGCTGCAATACTCGGCGCTCGGCTTGATCATGGGGCTTATGACCGGCGGCGGACCGGGCGCGGTGTCCGGCGCAGCGGGCGCAGCGCAGCGTTTAATGTCCACCCCTGCACTGCTCCAGTACGAACGCGAGCGCTTGCGCGACATGCAGCGTCGCATGCGGCAGTCCCGCCGCACCGGGATGCCGACCGGGCAGTTCACGATGAAAAGCGGGCTGTACGTTGATCTAAAGTCTGGCGACGTCGTGATCGCGAGCGACAATCTCGCCAAGGCCGAGTCGTACAAGGTTCCCGCAGGCGCGCGCGGGAACGCGCGGAAGGTGCTGGAGTGGAAGCGCAAGTACGGTTCCGAGGTCAAAGGCATGACGTCGGTCGGGTGGGCGCGCGCCCGCCAGCTTGCGACGCAAGCGACAATCGGGCTGGATACCGTCAAGCGAATGTCGGCGTTCAACCGGCACCGCAAGAACGCCGCCGTCGATCCCAAGTACAAAGACACGCCGTGGAAAGATGCGGGCTACGTCGCATGGCTTGGCTGGGGCGGCACCACCGGCGTCGATTGGGCGAGGCGCATCACCGGCGCGCTGGACAAGGCAAGCGCCGAATTGTCGCTCGCCAAAGCCGCCGGACCGTACATCGGCCCCAAAGGAGGCAAGTGGGCCGACCCGCAGCACACGATCCCTTGGAAGGAATACAACCACGACAACGTAAAAGTCACGGACGAGGTATTGGGCTCGCACTCCGGTCAAAAAGACGCGCTG